TGAACACTTCGTTGGGAAATGGTTTTTCTAATTTAATGTTCATGTTATTTGCCTTTCAAGAGTACGGAATTAACTTTAGAGGTCCCGTTGTGGAAGGTGATGATGGATTGGCCGCAATCGATCGTCCCGTTCCTAAACAGTACTTCTTAGACATGGGCCTTAACGTTAAGATGGAAACTAAAGAAAGACTTTCAGAAGCCAGTTTTTGTGGTATGGTTTTTGATGAAGTAGAAAGAATTAATATACGTGATCCATTATCAATTATTTGCGAAATTATTTATGTCCCACGCAGATATGCCTTCTCTACATCGAAGGTTCATTATTCATTGCTTAAATCAAAAGCTTTGTCTTTATTATGGGAATACCCTGGATGTCCAATTTTGGACGTTCTAGGAAGGAAGTTCATTTCACTTCTTTGTGATCATCAGATAGAGTTGAAACATGTAGATGATAATTACCGTAGACATTTATTGTCTGAGTATGTCAAAAGACCGCCTCCTACTAAAATTACTGGTTTTCGTACCAGATTACTTATGGAGAAAGTCTATGGTATACCCGTTTCTGCGCAATATAGTATTGAGGCAGAAATACGTAACATAACATTAGATGAATATTATTTGCCATCTGTTCTGGAATTCATCCCCGGCAGTTGGTTTCATTTCTATGACAATTATTCAAGTGGTTGTCATGGTCAAAGTTATGATGCTATCATTTATCCTTCTTACCCTACGGGGACAGTGAAAAAAGAAAATACGATCACAGAAGTAGACAAAAAGAATATTAAGAAAATGTCTTCAATTATTATGTCAAAAGATGAATATCTCGCTGCTAATGCTAAAGCTTTTGCTAAGCTTAACACTAATCAGAAGAATGAGAGATATCGAAGGTACATCGCTCGTCGTGGGGAGTCGAATGTACGTTTAAATAGGAATGCCAAAAACGTTCCAGCAGGTGGTATGCGCAAAATTAAACCTTTACCTAAGCCACCCAGAAGAAATGGTAAATTAGCTAACCCTACGAAGCTAAAAATTTCAGATTGCACTTTAAATTACGCAATCGCATCTATTGCACCGTTCTCACAAATGACGGAGCTTCCATGTATACCTGATGAAGTTTGTGCTCCATCATATAAATTCGCTGTTACAGGAAATGGTCAGTTTGCCATTGGTACACAGGGAGTTGGTTACTTGGCGGTTAATCCGTTTTTATTATGTGCAAATGATTGGGGTTTTTCCCCATCCAATATTGATTACCCAATTTTGGCCACAAC